AAATCAGTATTTAATTGTTAAGGATCTTAATAATCCTTATATTGATAAGCATGGAGAAGAAAATTATACTGTTATGGGCGAGTTTATTTGTAAGGATAATAAGCTTATACCAGTAAAAGAAAAAAAGATTTGTAATCAATGGATTAACTGTATTGTACCAAGAAATACAGAACAAACTTGTTTATTTGATGCCCTTGCCAATAAAGAAAATACGATTATTTATGCCGGCGGCGGCTTTGGACGAGGAAAGTCTTTTATTCTTAATAACTATGCAATTCAAGAATTAGAAAAAGGTCATATTAAGAAAATTGTTTATGTTCCAAATAATGCTTTTACTGAAAATACTATGGATTTAGGAGCATTGCCTGGAGAACTTCTGGCAAAAATTGAAGGACAAATAGGCCCACTTATTGATTTGGTTGGTATTGATCAAGTTCAAAATATGTTGGCAATAGATCAGCTCGAAATTGTTCCAATGGGCTTTATTAGAGGTAGAAGTTTTACTGATTCTATTGTAATCGTTAATGAAAGCCAAAATCTTACTGAAGATCATATTAAGTTACTTATTGCTCGTTGTGGAGATGGCACAAGAATCTTCTTTGATGGAGATATTAAGCAATCTGATAGTCAGCTTTTTAGAAATAAAAATGGACTTAAGCTATTGCTCAATCTTCGTAAATCTCCAATTTATTCAAAGATGTTTGCTACTGTTAAGTTAGTAACAACTGAAAGAAGTAAAACAGCTCAAGCCGCGCAATTCCTCGATGATATTATTTCAGGCATATAAATATTGCGGCTCTATTAAACCATGTTTAGTAGAGCCTTTTCTCTTGACTTTTAATATAATTTATGATATAATTATATTAGAAATAAAAATGAAAGGTGAGATAGGATGGGAGTAAAATTATCAAGTGAAGTAATTTCACAAATTCCAATTTTATATGAAGAATTGAAAAATAAAGCCGAGGTAGCTAGAAGACTTAACATCTCTGTGGCAAGTGTTAATAAATATCTAACTGTAATTAATGCCGCCCCAGTTGAAGAAAAGAAAAAGACACGAGTAAAAGTAACTCCAGAGCTTATTGAAAAGATTAACCAAGAATATGCACAATGTAAAAATATGAGTGAGGTTGCTCGCCGTCTTGGAATCTCTTCAACGACAGTAAAGAATCATTTATCTGAAGAAAATGTTGCTTTAAGTAAGCAGATGAATGACGACAGAGATGCATTATGGTATTATATTTATCGTCTGTTCGGACAGTCAAGCGAAGATAAGCCAGTAAGTGATTGGAATATCACTCAGATGATGAAGTTTAAAAATCAAGGTATGACTTACAGAGGTCAATTGCTGACTTTGAAATATTTTTATGAAGTGAAGAAGAATACAACAAAGAAATCCAATGGTTCAATTGGTATTATTCCTTTTATCTATGACGAGGCGAGAATGTATTATTCTAAAATTGAACAACAGCAAAAGGAAATTGGAGAAGCAATTCAGAGACAACTCGAAAAAGACCGTTTAGAAATTAAATATACTCCCTCTGATTATATTGGGAAAAAGAAAAAGAAAAAAGAAATTAATTTAGATACAATCTAAGGGGTGAGTTACCATAATTCAAGTAGATAGACATACTATTATTCAAGTTTTGGGTGGACTAATGAGTAAGCCTGAATTACTAAGTGAAACAGATAAATATTTTCTTGAACCTGGTGATTTCACTCAACAGCTTGATAAATTTATTTTTTCTGCAATCTATAACTTATATGTAAATGGTGCAGAAAAGATTCATGCGGCAGATGTTGATAATTATCTTCAACAAAATAGTTTAGCAAAACAGTTAATGGAGAAAGAAAATGGATTGAGTTTACTCCAAGACTGTGAAATTGAAAGTGAAGTTAGTAATTTTAATTATTATTATAATAAATTAAAGAAATTTAATTTAATTAGAGAGCTTCAACTTTCAAAAGACGACATTGACGAAATTTATTGCGAAGATATCTTAAATGAAAGATATACCGAAATAAATAATAGATTTGAAAGAATGCATGCTGTTGATGTCGTTAATATATTAAAATCGAAAATAGCGAACATAGAAAACAGATATGTTCTTAATAATATAGCAGAAGAAAGCCGCCCATCAGACTCTATTAGACAAAGAGTTAAAGAATGGAAGGAAAAGCCAGAAATTGGTTGTATGCTTCAGGGAGAAATTTTCAACACAATTACCCGTGGCGGCAGAAAAGGTAAGTTATATATTCGTTCAGCGGGTAGTGGCGTAGGTAAGACTCGTTCAATGGTGGGGGATGCCTGTCATATTGCTTATCCAATTAGATTTGATCCAAGAGTGGGAAAGTGGGTATCAACTGGAAGTTGTGAAAAAGTTTTATATGTTATGACAGAGCAAGATACAGAAGAAATTGATACAATGATTATGGCTTATCTTACAGGTTATAATGAAGATATTTTTACTTATGGAACTTTTGATGAAAACGATCCTCGTATTCAAACTGCAATGGATATTATGGAAAGATATGCAGATAATATGAATTATGCGAAAGTGTCGGATCCTTGTTCTTCAATTATTAAAAATCTTTTCAGAAGAAGAAATCTTCAAGACGGAATTGAAAATTTCTTTTATGACTATATCTTCTCTTCTCCTGCAATGCTTGATGAATATAGAGATTTAAAGATCAGAGAAGACGTAGCTCTTCGAATGTTTACAACAACATTGAAAAATCTTGCAGTTGAATTAAACGCCTTTATTCTAACGTCAACTCAATTGAGTAATGATGATGATCCCAAAGGTGGCTTTAAAGATTTTAGAAATGTACAAGGTTCAAAAGCCATTGTCAATCTGGCAGACTTTGCTTGCATTATGTCGAGACCGTCAGTTGAAGAAATTAATCAAGTCGCAGAGTTCAAAAAATCTTTTGGTTTTACTCCAAATTTAGTCACTGATGTGTATAAGAATAGAAGAGGGCGCTGGAATATGGTGCGTATTTGGTCTGTTCATGATTTAGGTACTTGTAGAAAGCATGATTTATTTATCACAACAGCAAATATGAAATCTGTTGATAATTTTATTATAGTAGATTTTACAGCATACGAAGACGGAACATTAAAGGAATTAGAAAAACTATATAATACAGGAGAAGTGACAGGTTCTTTATTGGATGAAGTTGAAGCCTATATTGAGCCAAATGCAGAGAATATTTTGGGCAGTTTAGTAAATGCTTTTGGTGACGACGGAGATAGATTAGAAAGATTAAAAGAAAGGAGCATTAGTGACTTATTATGAGTGAATTAACTTTAAAGGAGTTAATAAATAATTTAACTACAGAGAGAGTCATTGAATTGGTCACTGAATTGGGCAGTGATGAATATGTTGATAAAGGAAGTTATATTGTCTTTAAGACTATTTGTCACAATGTCGATCCTGCAGATGCTAGTATGAAATTATATTATTATAAAAAGAATAAGAAATTTCATTGTTATACTGAATGTGGAGATAATTTTAATATCTTTACTTTATTTGAAAGAAGATATAAGCTTTTAGGTATTGAATATAATTTCTATAAAGATATTGTTTTAAAGATTGCTAATGGAAGTAAAATTAAAAAGAAAGACACTGGATTTTATTCTATTTATGAATCTAAATATGATAGATATAAAATAGATAAACCAGAAATCAATCTTGAAGTTTTAAATCCAAGTCTATTAAATATCTACACTTTCACCGCCACACCAGAATGGTTAAATGATGGAATAAGCGAAGAAATTATGAGATTATATAATATTAGATATTGTATTGAACAAAATAAAATTATAATTCCTCATTATGATGTAGACAATAACCTCATTGGAATTCGTGGCCGCGCCCTCAATGAAGAAGATATTGCAATTGGTAAATATATGCCAGTACAGATTGAGGGAAAAATTTATTCTCATCCTCTTATGTATAATGTCTATGGACTAAATATTGTAAAAGATAATATTAAAAAATATAGAATGGCAATTATTGCAGAGTCGGAAAAATCACCAATGCAATATGCTACAATGTTTGGCAAAGATAAAAATATTTGTACTGCTTGTTGCGGCAGTACACTTCATAGTCATCAAGTTGAACTTCTTATCAAAGCGGGTGCAGAAAAAATTCTAATTGCCTTTGATAAAGAAGGAGAGACTTGGAAAGAAAGAGATAAATATTTTAATAAATTAAAAAGTATCTGTGAAAGATATAAAAATAAATGTAAAATGGGTTTTATTTATGATTCGCAAAATTTATTAGAACTAAAAGAAAGCCCCTTCGATAAAGGACCAGAAACATTTAAAAATCTTATGAAAAAAGGAGTTTGGATTTAATATGAAGTACATGCAGACAACATCTTATACAATTAAAGAAGATTTTTTGAAAAATCTTCTAATTGATAGAGGAATTATTCCTGAAAATGATAATGAATATCATCAAAAGTTTTTTAAGCCCACGAGAGAAAACATGTATGATCCTCTAAAGCTTGATCACATGGAAGAAGGATATAATTTATTTACTAAGCATTTGGCGGCAGGCAATAAGTTTTATTTTGTAGTCGATAGTGATGCTGATGGTATTACTTCTTCTGCTGTTATGATTAATTATATGGAAAACCATCTTAGAGAAAAGTATCCTAATTTTACAATTGACTATCACATTCCCGATGGAAAGGAACATGGTCTTGATACTCTTATGAATATTCTTACTCCGCAAAAGAATTATGATATTATTGTTCTTCCAGATAGCTCAAGTAATGATTATGAATATCATAAAATTCTTAAAGATATGGGATATGATATTCTAGTTCTTGATCACCATGAAGCAGAAAAGTATAGTAAAGATGCTGTTGTTATTAATAATCAGCTTTCTAAAAACTATCCTAATAAGAGCCTTAGTGGTGTTGGTGTAGTATATAAATTCCTACAGTACTGCGATAGTCAGTTCAACATCAATGGAGCAGATGATTACCTTGATTTAGTTGCTGCAGGAATGTGCGGAGATATGATGGATCTTAATACTCTTGAAAATAGATATATCTGTGATTATGGTTTTAGTCACTTAAAGAATTTTGGACTAAGAAAGCTTGTTAAACAACAAGGCTACTCAATTTTTGGTTTAGCAACAGACGCTCTTACTGAAACATTTTTGGACAATGCAAAGCTAACACCAATTCAAGTCGCATTTTATATTGCGCCCCTCATCAATGCTCTTATTAGAGTAGGAACTCCGAGTGAGAAGGAAATTCTCTTTAAATCATTTATTAAAGGAGATGAAATGGTGCCTTCTACAAAGAGAGGACATAAGGGAGAAATGGAAACTTTAGCAGAACAAAGTGCAAGAAACTGTGCCAATGCTCGTGCAAGACAAAACAGAGAAAAGGATAAAGCACTTGACCTTTTGGATATTCAGATTTCAAATGATTGTCTTGATGATAATAAAATTCTTATTCTTAATGCAGATGAATTAGATGTATCAAATACTCTAACTGGTCTCTGTGCAATGGGTGTTGCCGCCGACCATAAAAAGCCTGTATTACTTGGTAGAATTAATAATGATGGATATCTTAAAGGTTCAATGAGAGGTAGAGGAGAATCTGAACTTAAGGACTTCAAGGAATTTTTGCTTAAGAGTGGATATATGGAGTATGTTGAAGGTCATGCTAATGCCGCAGGATTTTCGATTAAAGCGAGTGACGTTCCAAAGCTTTATGAATATGCCAATAGAGAATTGGCAGATATTAATTTCAATGAAGGTTTTTATGAAGCAGATTTCGTTGTTAATGGAAATTGTTCATATCTTAGCGACTTGATACTTGATTTGAATCGTGGTAAGGATTTTTATGGACAGAATTGTGCTGAGCCAATCATCATTTCAGAAAATATTACAATTAATACTTCTGCGATTCAGACTATTGGTTCAAATAAAGATACTCTTAAGTTTGTATTTAATGACATTACTTATATTAAATTTAAAGCCAAGGATTTAATTAATGAATTTGCACAGTATAGTGATAAAATTTCTATTACTGTTGCGGGCAAGGGTAAAGTAAATTCTTGGGGAGGACGAGAAACCCCTCAAATTTTCATTGAAGAGATTGAAATTAATGAAGTAGATAAATATGGTTTTTAAGGAGGAAATATTATGCCTATTAATATTATAACTACACCGGATGACACAAGATGTTGGTTTTGCTGGCCAG